CCTCGCGGCCTATCCCGGTATGTCGCTCGCCGACGCCATGAAGAAGGCGTCGGCCGACGGTCGCCTGGGCACGATGCAGGCGACGGCTGCCGTCGATACCGATTCGACCAAGCGCCTGTCGATGATCCAGCAGTCGAACGCGATCTCGGAAGCGAACTCGACCGCCGGGCTCACGGGGACCGATCTCGCCTATCGCGAAAACCTGAAGGCCTCGCTCGAAGGCCTCGAAGGCGCCGGCGCTGCCGGCAAGACGCTCCAGCAAATGACCGCGATGGCCAGTTCAGACATGCTGACGTTCGCCGCGAACGCAGCCAAGGCCAAGACCGAACTCGAACACCCGCCGGGCTTCGCTGCCTGGGTCGATGGGCTGAAGCCGTTCTCCGACGCGCTTGAGGACATCAAGAAGTCCTTCATGGACACGTTGTCGAACAACATCGTCGACGCGCTCTCGGGTAAGAAGGTCGATTGGAAGAAGTCGATGTACGACCTCAGCCGCCAAGTGCTGAAGGCCCAGGTCGACCAAGAACTCGCCGGCGGCCTGAAGCTGCTGGGTATCGGCGGACCCAAGAAGGGTGACGCCGCGATCAACGGCGTGATGGCCGCTGGAACCGATGCTGCCGGTGGCAAGGCGTCCGCTGCGGTCACACTGAACACCGCAGGCGTCGGCCTCAACACCGCCGCCCAGAACCTCAATATCGCCGCCCAGTCCCTGGCGAACGTCGGTGGCGCGGCTGGCGGCGGCGTCGCCACGATGAGCACGATGCGTGGCGGCGGTGCAGCCGGCAGTCCCTCGATCTCGATCGTCACCAGCGGCGCCGGCGGTGCGATGCTGACGCCGTCCAACGACAACAGTGTCGATAGCATTTCGACGTCCGGCCACGGCATGGACATCGGAGTGGACTCGAACGGCCACGCCCTGCAAGCGTCGTCGGGCGGTCTCGCGTCTCTCTTCAACGGCATGGACAGCGGCGTCAATTCGTCCGGCCAAGCCCTGCAAGCGACCAGCGCGGGCATCTCTTCGCTCTGGGGCGGCTCAGGCAGCAGCGGAGGCATTCCCGCGCTTCTTGGCGGTCCGGAGATGGACAGCGGCGTAGACGCCTCGGGCAGCGCGCTCCAAGCGTCCAGCGCGGGCATCGCCGCACTCTTCGGTGGCTCAGGCGGCGGTTCGTCGTCTTCAGGCTCCTCGGCCACGGGTCTGGGCAGCACGGCCTTCGGCGCAGCCCTGGGCAAGGCCATGGGCGGCTCCACGACCCTGGCTGGACCGATGGGCGGCTCCACGACCCTGGCTGGACCGATGGGCGGCTCCACGACCCTGGCTGGACCGATGGGCGGTAGCGCACCACTCACGGGCCTCAGCAGCCCCGCGTTCGGCGCGGCGCTTGGCGCAAGTTCGTTCAACAACCTCTCGGGCGCGACCTCGTTCATGAACCCCGACGGTACGCCGATGGCTGATCCGTCGAAGAGCATCACCAAGGTTGCGAACAATCCGGTGATGGCCGCGCTCGAAGGCCTGGGTGGCAAGAGCGGCGGCGCGGCCGGCGGGTCGAGTGGGGTAGGCGGCATCGCCAACAGCCTCGGCACGCTCTTCGGCGGCTCGGGGTCCGCTGCTGGAGGCGTCCTCAACAGCATCGGTAGCTTCCTCAGCCCTGGCGGTGGTCCGTTGGGCCTCGGCGGCATGGCCGGCACGGCGCTCACCGCAATGCTTTCCTCAGCCCTGGCTCCGAAGCCCGAGGCGGTCTCCAAGCACGTCGTCAACGGTGTCATTGGCACGCCGAGCACGCAGACCATGTCCGGAACCGAGATCGCGGGTCACCCGAATCTCATCGGCTCGATCCTGGATCAGGGGCTGAGCGCGGCAACGGGCGGCTTTGGCGCCAAGGGTCCTGGCGGCGCGCCGACCTCGTTCGGCGGCGACTTCAGCAACATCATGTCCAACCTGGGTTCGACCGGTTCCAGCCTCATGAGTGGTTTGGGGAATGTCGGCTCCAGCATGATGAGCGGTATGGGCGACATCGGCAGCTTCTTTGCCGGTTTGTTCAGCGAAGGCGGCTACTCGACGTCGCCGGTTTCGCGCGCCGCGCTCTCGGCCGCCCAGTTCGCCAGTGCCCCTCACTATGCTGACGGCACCACCAACACGTCCGGTGGAATGCCAGCGATCCTGCACCCGGATGAAGCGGTCGTGCCGCTGAGCCGTGGCCGGTCGATTCCGGTCGACCTGGGCGACTCGGGCGGCGGTGGCAACACCACCCACGTCCACGCGACGACGAATATCTATGCCAACGACGCGGATAGTTTCCGCAAGTCTGGCAACGCCATCGACCGTCAGAACAACGCGACCATGCGTCGCGCTGCAATCCGGAACGGCCAAGCCGCCGGCTAACTCCGGCGCATTTCTTGACCCATGTCATAAATCATGACATCCATGGGTCCTTCAATTTCCCCAGGAAATCTATGTCGGCAACCTTTCACGAGGTCCTGTTTCCCGTGTCCATCTCGTATGGATCGACCGGGGGTCCTCTTTTCAAAACAACGATCTTCACCTCGGACTCCGGTTACGAGCAGCGGAACATCGACTGGCAGAACGTCCGCTGTGAGTACGATGCCCAGCAGGGCATCAAGACCGAAGACCAGATGGCCGAACTGTTGACGTTCTTCATGGCGCGTCGCGGGCGCGCCTATGGCTTCCGCTATTTCGACTGGCTCGACAACGAGATCACCGACCAGTCCCTGGGCTTCGGTGACGGCACGACCACGACCTTCCAGTTGGTCAAGGCCTACACCAACTACCAGCCCGAGTCCGAAACCACCGTCACCTATACCCGCACCATCACCAAGCCGGCGTGGGACACTTTTTCGGGCGTGATGGTCGGCGGTGTCCTGAAGGTCGAAGGCACTGACTTTAGCGTCGACTACACCACCGGGATCATCACCTTCGGCGTAGCCCCTCAGGGGCCGCTCGACGTTGACGGCGCACTCATCCCGCCCGGAGCCACCACCACGGTCGTCACGCCGGCCCTGGAAGTCGTGGTGGGCGATGTGCAGTTCCACGTGCCGGTTCGTTTCGACACCGACCAACTCGACGCCAGCCAAGACTACTTCAACACGCAAAGCTGGCCCTCGATCAAAATGGTCGAAGTGCGCGATTGGAACGAGGCGATCGGGTGAAGACGCTCTCGGCCGCGCTGAAGACGCACATCCAAGGCGAAGTGACGAGCATTGCGACGCTGATTGAGATCACGCGTCAGGATGGTCAGGTCTACTACTTCACCGACCACGATATGCCGATCCAATGCGACGGCGTCTCCTTTCTGCCCTACCACACGTTCAAGCGTACCTCGATCCCGACGACCCTCGAACTCGAAGTCGACGACCTCGAACTCGCGGCGATCCTCAACGACAATCAGATCAGCCGCGCCGACGTCTCCGGCGGCAAGCTCAACTTCGCCAATGTGCTGGTCTACCTGATCAACTGGGCTGACCCCACGATGGGGAAGATGATCCTGCGCAAGGGCTGGATCGGCGAGATCACCACAAACGAGGACAATACCCTCCAGTTCGAAATCCGGGGGCTCTCCCAGGTCCTAACGTACAAGGTTGGCGACCCGTACGCGCCCGAATGCCGCGCAGACCTCGGCGACATGCTCTGCCAAGTCGTGATCGATCCGCCGCTCTGGGCCCCGAAGCAACTCTATGCCGTGGGCAACACCGTCAAGGGCCACGTCACGGCGGCGAACTTCTTCCTCAACCTGCCATTCATCAATCCGAGCTTCGAAGAAGACGTCGCCGACGAAGTGATGGTCGCGCCGACGGGCTGGAACGCCTACGGGGACGTCAATTTCCGCTGGGCCTCCACCGCCAGCACCGGCAGCATGCCTCCGGCCAAAGACGGTTCCCAGTTCCTGCAAGCCCGTACTGTCGGTCTCTCCAGCGATGGGGGCCTCTTCCAGACAGTCGATCTCGTCGCGGCGGGCGCCACGGCCGATGAACTCGACGCCGGCACGTGCCGTATCAGCGCCAGTTGCTGGTTCGCCAATCAGGTCGCGCAAGGGGCCTGCCGCATCCGCGTCTCCTGCTACGACACCAGCGGGAACCTCATCTCTGGTCTGTGGGATTCTGGCTACCACACCTATGCCCAGAACACCTGGGTCCTGAACTCGAAGAACGACATGCTGGTGCCGACCGGCACACGCGTACTGCGCGTTGATCTGAACGCGAAGAAGCAGGCCGACCAGGACGGCGGGGCTTGCTTCGACGGCGTTGCGATCGCGCTCAATCTCGCAGACGGCACGTTCAACAACGCCGACCAGTTCGGCAATGTCAATTTCGAATGCACGACCCCCGGCACGACGGCCGCGACCGAGCCCGCCTTTTCCAATCTCCTCGGTGGCACGATCACCGACGGTACCGTGGTCTGGACCTGCGTCCACAGCCTTCAGGACTCTGACGTTGTCCACGTTCCGGCCACGAACAATCTCTCGTTCACGCCGAACTCGTTGCCTGAAGCTGCGGGCTGGTACGACGGTGGCTTGCTGACCTGGGAAACCGGAGCGAATGCCGGCGTCTCCCAGGAGGTCAAGACCTGGGACGGCACGACCATCACGCTCTTCACGCGGCCGTTCTATCTGATGGCTGAGAACGATCGCTACGTCATCAGTCCAGGCTGCGACAAGCTCCGTACGACGTGTACGGAGAAATTCAGCAACACAATCAACTTCCAAGGTCAGCCAGATGTTCCGGGCCAGGACGCCTACTACTCGACGGCAAACTCGTCCTAATGAAGCGGGACGAGATTCTGGCCGAGGCGCGGCGCTACATCGCGCTCAAGACGCCATGGCGTCACCGTGGACGGAACGAACGTGGGCTCGATTGCGCAGGGCTCGCGGTCGTCTTGCTCAAGCACTTCGAACTGCCCTGCGTCGACATCGACGGCTACAGCCGCTTTCCGCAAGGACAGTTGTTCGTCGACCATCTCAGGAACCAGTTCGATCTCGGTCGTCCGCCACTAAACAAGGGCCAAATCGTCGTGCTCCGGGACGTTACCCGACCCTGTCACGTCGGCCTGCTCGGCGAGCGGTACGGGCGCCTCAGCCTGATCCACGCCAGTGCTGAGCACATGTGCTGCTTCGAAGAAGACTGGACCCCGCTCTGGGCGACCAAGCTTCGGATGATCCTCGAATTTCCAGGAGTTGAAGACTAAGGCCCATGGCCAACCCTTTCGCCTTTATCGCCTCGACGGTCGCGCAGATCGGCATCAGTGCCATCTTCCCCGCCCAGGGCCCCCGCCTGGAAGACCTCAAGGTCTCCGCGTCCACTTACGGGAACACCATTCCCGAGGTGTGGGGACGCGTGCGCGTCGGCGGCAACATGATCTGGTCGAGCGGTATCAAGGAGCACAAGTCCGAGCAATTCGGGAAGGGTGGCTTCTCGATCAACTACACCTATACCTGCGACTTCGCGATGGCGTGGTGCAAGGGCCCGGTCTCGAACGTGCGTCGACTGTGGGCCGACAACAAGCTGATCTATGACGCCACCGGAGAGTCACCGAATATCAACAACGGCGCCTACAACTCCATGCTCTATATGGGGACGGCGGACCAGATGCCGGACCCCACGATCGAAGCGAATGTGGGTGTAGGCAATACACCCGGATATCGAGGCCTCTCGTACTCGGTCTTCTACAACTTCCAACTCGCGAACTTCGGCAACCGCGTCCCACAGCTAACGGCCGAGGTCTATGCGGGCCCGAATGGCAATACCCCGACGATGCCACTGACTTTCACTGGTGGCGACAGCGGTACGGGTGGCGCGAGCGGGAACGTTCTCATCGATTCCGTAAACGGCTTCATCTATCCACCGGGCGGCGGCGGAATCCGCCAGTTCTCTCTGGCCACGGGGCAGGAAATCCGCTTTCAACCAGCCGGCGCGATGGGAATTGCGTCGTCCGGTCCCCTCGATCCCGGTGGCGAACTCCAGGGCATCCGAGCGATCGAACCCGATGGCACGCTGATCTGCCAAGTCGGGCCGCCCTACAACTACCAGTGCCTCGCCGAAGTCGATCCAGTCAGCCTCATCGTGCTGAATCAAATCGGGATCGCTGGGACGACACATTACGGCGCAGCGACGCCCAACGGGGGCTTCTACGAAGGGTCGTTCGGCTGGTGCGCTCAGGATGGAACGGGCGCCAACTGGTTCCTGAACGTCGGGGCAGCGGGGGGAGCCGAAATCCTGCGATGCAACCCCATTTCGACCGACGGCTATGTCGATCTCGGAAGCCTTGAGGGAGAGAACTCTGGGGCAATCGCGACGGCGCGCCCGAACACGGGGGACTCCGCCGCTGTCTGGTATTACTGCCCGAACCTGCCGGATGAGGGTGGATTCAACGCCACTCTTCCGGTGCTGAAGATCACCAATGCAGGCGCAACTTCGGCCGCCTTTTCAGTCGCGAATCCCTCTGGCTCTGGTCAGTTGAATCCGGCACACATGGCCTGGGACAGTTCGACCGAGAGTGTGCTGCTGTTCTACGTTAACGCCGGCGTCAACTACTGCTGCAAGTGGAACGAAGCCTCGGGCGTAATCGAGTGGAACGTCAAAACTCCAGGCGCCCCGGCGGGAGCAGGCCAGGATATCGTCACCTCAAATCAATTTGCCTATTTGGCCGGCAACCCCTCAACGCTCTACATCCTCAACACCATTGATGGATCATTCGTGGCCCCAGTGTTGGGGCAGCCGCTCGATCTCACTATCGCTCCGCAGGATTGGACCTATGCGATCGACGCCTCGACCGGGGACGGTGGATTCGTCATCCCGAACTTCACGGGCTCCGGCAACGCGATCTATGACTCCACCGCCGGCGTCATCGTTTCGATGGGAGACAACGGCGACAACTATGCGACGATCATCTACGTCGGCCAGTTTGCGACCCAGGCTCTGGGCCTCGATCTCATCGTTTCGACGCTTCTCTATCGCGCCGGCCTCCTGCCTGTCGACTTCGACGTAACCGAACTCTCGTCGGTCTCGGTCGTGGGTTACGGTTATGCGGCGAACACCGACATCAAAGGAATCTTGGCTGAACTGCGCTCGATCTACCTCTTCGACTTGGTCGAGAGCGACGCGATGTTCAAAGCCCGCTTGCGCGGTGGATCGGTCGCCGACGAGAGTATCCTGGGCAATGCACTCGGATCGAGTGGCCCCCAGGTCAACGATATGTGGAAGGAGACCATACTTTCGGAAGCCGATCTCCCGGCGCAGATCACTCTCGTCTACAACGATTCCGACAACGATTTCCTGACCACGGCCGCGCACAGCCAACGGATTGCCGCGCCGGTCCCGACCATGTTCTCGCGTAGCAAGGTCCACGTCGACACGTCGATCACGATGGCGCCGCTCGCGGCCAAGACGCTCGTGAACACCATGCTCTACACCCAATGGAGCGAGCGCACCAAGCACTCCACGCGTCTACCCTGGGCCTACGCCTACCTCGATCCGTCGGACCTGATCTCGGTCACGATGAGCGATGGGCGGAACTATTTTGAGCGCATCCACCAGACCGACCTCGGCGCCGACTACAACATCGAAGTCGAATCATACGGAACCGATTCCGGCTCCTACATCACCAATGTCGTCCAGGCTGACGGCGGTTCGCCGGCGACACAGTCCGTAAGCATGCCCGTCTCCGCGCGGCCGTTCATCATCAATGGCACACTGCTCCGCGACTCTGACGACACCGGTGGTGCGACCTCGCGCTACTATAGCGGCGTTGGCACGATCTCCGTCGGCACGTTCGGTGGCGCTGTGCTTTACCGCTCGACCAACAACGTCGATTACGCCGCGCTCCATTCCGAAGTGAACGAC